GAACCTGCGCTTTGTACGGTAGCTACTGCATCAGGAATGTGGTCTCAACAGGAACAATATTACTATTCTACTTTAGGAGAATGGCAGGCATAGATATTTACAAAAGCTAAAAATTTTTATATAAGTTATACATTATGGCACATTTCGCAGAATTAGAATCAAAAACAGACCCAACGGGTTTTACAAGTGATACCCACTTAGTAGTAAAAAGAGTTATTGTAGTAGGAAACGATGTTTCAACTGCAGCCGGCCCTTTAGGAGAAAATGATGAACATGTGGATGGAGAAACATGGTGTCAAAACTTTTTCAAAGGGGGTACCTGGAAACAGACTTCTTATAATAATAATTTCAGAAAAAGATATGCAGGCATAGGATTTATTTATGATCCGGCAAAAAACAAATTTTTACATCAACAACCTTACGATTCATGGTCATTGAATGGAAATGATGATTGGGAAGCACCAGTTACCCATCCAACCATTACAACGTATGGAGATCCAGAAAAACGTTATCATATTTCTTGGGATGAAGCCGGTCAAAAATGGACGGCACAAGATTCAGAAGAACCACAAAATTCATTTAACTGGGACGCATCAGGTTTAACTTGGGTGTCCGCATAGGAGACATCAATGGCAGGCTACGGTCCAAACGGAGGAGTACAAGGCGCTTGTAACGCTGCTACTCCTTTTTGTCAGGCAGAAGTTATTACTGCCAAAACAGCTACAGGAACATTCACAACAGCACCTCTTACAACAGAGGTTTTAACAGCAGTCATCGCTGGTGGTGGCATGGGTGGTATTGGTGACATGGGCGGTGGTGGTGGAGCTGGTGGTGTTTTAGTTACCCCTTCAACTTCAGTTTCTGGAGGTACACCTTATCCCGCAACGATCGGAGGAGGTGGAGCAGCCACGACACAACCAGGACCCGCAGGAACTGCACCGACTACTCAAAACAATGGAACTAATTCTTCAATAACTTTTGGACCCGTAACTTTAACAGCAATTGGTGGTGGTGCCGCTGGAACCGGGCCCCCAGTAGCTGGACCACAAACAAACGGAGCACCCGGAGGTTCGGGTGGAGGTGGTGGTTATCCTTCAGGATGTGGAGGAACTGGAACTGCCTGTCAAGGTTATGCTGGAGGAGACACTAATATATTAGCCACTGGTGGCGGCGGTGGAGCTGGTGCAGTAGGAACTGATGGAACAGGATCCCCTCCTTGTAGTGTAGGTGGACCTGGTGGAGCTGGACGAGATTTACAACCTTTTTTTGGGTGTGCCCCTCAACCTTTTTATATTGCAAACGGACCTAATGCAGGAGCATCCGTGGGAGGAATTTTTGCGGGTGGCGGAGGTGGTTCAGCTGAACAACCTAATTGCGCTGCTGGATGTGGTGGAACAGGTGGGGGTGGAAACGGTTCACAATCACCAGGGAATACTGGAGCAGGCGCAGGAGATGGTGTAGCTAATACTGGCGGTGCCGGTGGTGGTGTACAACTTTCTGACCCAGGTGGAACAGGTAAAGCTGGTGGATCAGGAATTGTTCTTATTAAAGAAGCTGCCCTTTCTGGTGTAACGGCTCCGGGTATGTGGCCACAAAAAGCTCAATACGAAAATAAAGTCGCGGGAACCTGGACGACATAATTGACTACATCCTTAGGGATGATATAAAGAAAGAGAAAGATGAATTTATTAAATTATTACTGGTATTTTAAAAATGTTGTCCCCGCTCATATTTGTGATGACATTATTAAATATGGATTACAGACTCGGGAACAAATGGCTGTGACTGGGGGATATGGCTCTCAAAAATTAAACCCAAAGCAAGTTAAAGATTTAAAAAAGAAAAGAGATTCTAATATTGTATGGATCTCAGAAAATTGGATTTATAAAGAACTTCATCCCTATATTCGTCAAGCGAATATGAATGCAGGTTGGAATTTTGAATGGGACTATTCGGAGCCTTGTCAATTTACCAAGTATAACAAAGGACAGTATTATGATTGGCATTGTGACAGCTGGGAAGGAGCTTATAATAAACCTAATACTAATAGTCATGGTAAAATAAGAAAGTTATCTGTCACCCTTTCTTTATCCGATGAAAAAAATTATAAAGGAGGAGAACTGGAATTTGATTTTAGAAATATGGATCCAGACAAAAAAAGAAATACTAAGATATGTACAGACATTAGACCCAAAGGATCGATGGTCGTGTTTCCTTCTTTTGTATGGCATCGAGTTAAACCCGTCACCAAAGGATCTCGATATAGTTTAGTCATATGGAATTTAGGATGGCCGTTTAAATGAAAAATAAAACTAAAAAATCATTAAAACAACTTTGTAGAGAATCCGAAGGAGGTAAACCTGAACCTCTTAATACAGAACACTATTTTTCTTCTCCTATTTATTTTACCGATAAGCCCGAATGGGTGAAAGGTTTTAATACCGCTTCGGATTCTTATATCAAACAAGCCCGTCTCACTAATTTAGAACAAATTAAACAAAGAAATAAAAACTATGGGAACAAGGGAGAACATCCCTGGGTTCACCACTCTACAACTTTAATTGGTGATCCTCAATTTAAAGTATTACAAGATTATATTGGAGCTACAGCATGGAATCTTTTAGACGGACAAGGGTTTGATCTTACTAATCATACGATTTTTATTACTGAGTTGTGGGTGCAAGAATTTTCTAAAGATGGAGGAGGACACCATAGTTTACATACTCATTGGAATGGTCATATCTCTGGATTCTTTTTTCTTAAAGCAAGTGACGTGACTTCTAGACCTATTTTTGAAGATCCTAGACCAGGACATGTTATGAATTTACTTCCTCAAAAAGATCCTTCTAAGATAACCGCAGCTTCTCACCAAGTTAGTTATATTGCTAAACCGGGAAGACTTATATTTTTTAATTCTTATTTACCTCATATGTATAGTGTAGATAATGGATATAAACCTTTTCGTTTTATTCATTTTAATCTTCAAGCGGTCCCGAACGGGGTACTAGGAAAACCTTATCAACCCACATGGTTAGATCGAAATGCAAAGAAAAAATAAAATGATATATATGCCTAAGCTTCATAACGCCATGGGCGCATCCCACAATGCTTATATCAAAGCGATGCTCGGACAACATCCTAAAAAATATCCTGCTGATTTTGTAGAAACCTTAATTGATGAAAGAAAAAAACAACTCATGAAGAAGAAGCATGTTCAAAAAAACAAAGTATAAAATTTTAAAACAAGCGATTATGCCTGAACTAGCTAAGTTTTGTTACACTTATTTTTTAAATAAACGAAAGGTGGCACGATTTCTTTTTGATCAACGATGGATATCTCCTTTTGCCACCGAGTGGGGCATTTGGAATGATACTCAAGTTCCTAATACTTATTCCCATTATGGAGATATGGTTATGGAAACACTACTTCAGGGTTTAAGACAAAAGATGGAAAAAGAAACCGGGCATAAACTTCAAGAAACCTATTCTTATGCACGAATTTATAAAACCGGAGATGTTTTACATCGACACAAGGATCGTTATTCCTGTGAAGTCTCCACGACTTTAAATCTAGGAGGAGATCCCTGGCCTATTTATCTAGAGCCTTCAGGTAAAACTGGAAAAGCAGGCATCAAAGTTGATTTAAAACCGGGAGATATGTTGATTTATTCAGGTTGTGATCTGGAACATTGGCGTGACGCCTTTCCAGGTAAGAATTGTGGTCAAGTCTTTCTTCATTATAATGATCGAACCAAGAAAACAGCTAAAGAAAACCTTTATGATAAGCGCCCTATGTTAGGACTTCCATCATGGTTCAAAGGTTTTAAGTTGCCTCTCACTAAAAAATAAGATATAAATAAGACTGGTGTGGGGGATCTTTCCACCACAAAGGTCTTCTACGCCTACTCATAATCAGTTGATATCCCCATTAATCTAGTATAATTGTATTCTAAACGGAATTTTCTATGCTACAAAAAATAGGCTTTATGCCTGGATTCAATAAACAGGTAACTCCCACAACCGCTGAAGGACAATGGATTGCTGGAGATAATGTACGTTTCAGATATTCCACTCCTGAAAAAATAGGAGGTTGGGCTGAACTCGGGGAAAGTTATTTAACCGGACCCGTACGAGCGATTCATCATTTTGTTGATAATACAGGCATCAAGTATGCTGCGCTCGGAACCAACAGAATTCTTTATGTTTATTCAGGAGGAATCTTTTATGATATCCATCCTATTAAATCGACAACTACTTTAACCAATGCTTTTTCAACCGTAGGAACGAGTCCTGGCCCAGCTACCGCTGCAGTTACGATTACGTTTCCCACTCCTCACGGAATTAACGTGGGAGATATTATTCTTCTAGATGGCTTTACGACCATCACAGGTTCCAATTATGTAGCTGCTGATTTTGATGATAAAAAATTTATGGTGACGACAGTACCCACAACTACCACTTTAACCATTACCATGCCGTCCGTAGAAACCGGAGCCGGTGCCACGACTTCAGGAGGCATTCGGGTTCAAGCCTATTATACCGTAGGTCCAGCGCAACAGCTGGCCGCTTATGGTTGGGGCATAGGACAGTACAGTGGAACCGTGGCGGGTGAGGTGGATACGACTTTAAATGGAGCGTTATTAGCGGATACGGCAGGAACCGGAGGATCCGGAACTTCAGTCACGTTGACTGATACGACAGGATTTCCAGCTACGGGAATTGTTTTAGTCGGGTCTGAATTAATTAGTTATACTGGAATTACAGGCAATGATCTTACAGGCATTACCCGAGGAGCTTCAGGAACTGCCGTGTCAGGCACAACAGGAAGTGCCCATTTGACTGGGGCAACGGTTTATGATGCTAACGATTATGTCGGTTGGGGCGAAGCCGCTTCAGGGGACTATGTGATTGAACCTGGGATGTGGTCCTTAGATAATTATGGAACTAAACTCATTGCTTTAATTGTAGGAGGATCGTGTTTTGAATGGGATTCTTCCATTGCAGCAGCAACGTCTACTCGAGCAACCGTTATTTCAGGAGCGCCAACAGCTTCAAGAGACATGTTAGTTTCAACTCCCGATCGGCACTTAGTGTTCTTCGGAACGGAAACTACAATTGGAGATACCACTACTCAAGATGATATGTTTATACGATTCTCTTCTCAGGAATCCTTAACCGATTATACTCCTACCGCAGTCAATACCGCAGGTTCACAAAGACTCGCGGATGGCTCTAAAATTATGGGAGCGTTAAGAGGTCGGGATGCGATTTATATCTGGACCGACACCGCCATGTTTACCATGCGTTTTGTAGGATCTCCCTTTACCTTTGCTTACGAACAAGTAGGAACCAACTGTGGACTCATTGGCAAGAACGCCTGTGTGGAAGTGGATGGAGCCGGTTACTGGATGTCCGAAAATGGTTTCTTTAGATACACCGGTCAACTCGAATCCATGGACTGTTTAGTCGAAGACTTTGTTTATGATGATATTAATACGAACTCCAATCAATTAGTTAATGCAGGTTTGAATAATCTTTTTGGAGAAGTGATATGGTTTTATTGTACCGCTGGTTCTGATGTAGTGGATGCCATGGTCTCTTATAACTATATTGATTCCTCGGCTCAACGAGGCATCTGGACCACGGGAAGTTTAAATCGAACGGCCTGGGCCGACTCAGCTGTCTTTGGTAAACCTCATGCAACGTATTATGATGAAGGAACGGATACTTCCTTTGACGTGGTCGGAAACACCGATGGCATCAGTACCTATTATGAACAGGAAACGGGAAACAATCAGATCTTACGAGGAGTGACAACTGCCATCACGGCTAATATTGAATCCGGAGATTTTGATATTACTCAAGATAAAAAACAAGGTATAACCTTTAGAGGAGATGGAGAATACTTCATGTCGATCCGGAGATTTATTCCTGATTTTTTAACACAAACAGGCACAACCCGAGTGACTTTATATTTAAGAGACTATCCTAATGCCTCTCAAGTGAGTTCAACCTTAGGTCCTTTTGATATTACCTCAAGTACTACGAAACAAGATACCCGAGCTCGAGCTCGATCGGTGGCATTGAAAGTTGAAAATACTGCTGTCGATGAGACTTGGAAGTTGGGAACATTTAGGTTAGATATACAAGAGAGTGGAAGGAGATAATGCCGTTTCAATCAGAAAAACAAAGACGATATTTATGGGCCAACGAGCCAGAGATTGCTCGTGACTGGACCGATACCTATGGCAGCGGAATTGCTAAAGCTTTGGGTGGAAGGATTCCTTTTGCTGAAGGATCAGGAAAAACTTCAATAGTAGAACGGAATCTAGCTAACAAGAAGGCGGAATTAGAATTCTATCCAGATACACCTGAGAATGAAGAAAAAAGAGCTGAAATACAAGCTGACATTGATAGACTTGAAGGAGATATAGGCACAGGAGCAGATACATTATTAGGATCGGGTGAAGCTCCAACAGAAGGATTTTGGGGAAAACTGTCAGAGCTGTTGGGAATGTCTCAAGCCGAAGGAGGCGGCGGTGGAGGAGGTGAGGACGGAAGAGATCCTTTAGTCTATGACGAGGAAAAAGGATATGATGTTCGAGATTTACAAGCGCACGGATTAGCTGGTATTTATCCCCATGCTTGGGATAATAAACCAACACTAGAAGGTGATCCATTTTATGTAGATGGAGAGTTTCAAACTTTTCAACAACCTACACATTGGAATTTATCTGAGTCTCCATATCAAGGTGTTACTCAAACTGGTTATGAAACTTTAGGGTATAATGAGTTAGGTAATCCTCTACAAGATTTTAGAAGCAATGTTCGAAGTCCCAGTGGAGTTCAACTAAGTTATAAAACTCCTAGAACCATCGCTGATCAAAACAGAGTATTAGGCAGAACGTTTACCGATGCAGATACACCAAGTAATTGGTTAGCTAACCTTAGAAAATATACAATGCCAGCTTATAATTTTGCGAGAGGAAACATTGGAGCCGGGCTAATGGGTTTAGTTCAAAATATGAATCCTATGGCAGCTTTAGCTATGTTCGCCGGAGGAAAAAATTTAAAAGATTCTCGTTTTTATAAACCAGCTACTCAAGGCGCTTATGGTTATAATCCAGCTCAATTAAATCAAATGAATGCATTAGGGGGATATTATTCAGAACCTGCAAGACAACAAAGACGAACTGAAAGTCGAATCAAAAATTTACTGGCTCGAAAAGCAGCAGGAAAATCTTATTCACAAAAAAATTTAAACACATTAACTATGAATCAAGGACCTGCTGGTATAACACCTAAAGCACCACGTGGACCTGTCGGTCCTCCTCCTGGTGGTGGACCCCATGGTAACGGCGGCGGTGGCGGAGGCGGCGGAATTGGAAGTACAGCATCTCAACGGGGGCCAGCTGGAGGTTCTGTCGGAGCTAGTAGATTTAGATCACGCGGCGGAAGACTTTATAACAGAGGAGGCCTAGCAGCATTATGGCAAAGATAGTACAGGTATTAACCCGAGCCGGCTCAGACTATGATCCGGTCGTAGCGAACTCACTCGTTAGAAACTTAGACGGAGTGATCCAGAAACTAAACACGACGTTTCAGGAAGAACTCAAGCAGGAGATTGAAGCAAACAACTTCTTTTTAATGTAATGGCCATAGTTAATCAGTATAAATTTTTAGGAACCAACGTAGCAACGACGGATGAAACAACATTACTTACTCCTTCGGTGGCAAGCGCAGGGGCTGTAGAAACCGTCATTATTAAATCCTTTAGAGTAACGAATAATACAGGGAATACTCCAACGATTACTATTAAGAATGGCACAATTAATATTGTAAATGCTCAAACTTTATCCGCTAATGCGAGCACAGAAATTTTAACGTTGCCTTTAATTGTAGAATCAGGGGTAGCTCTTAAAGTGACCATGAGCAGTGGGGATTCCGTCGATATCGGAATTAGTTATTTAAATATCAACCAAGAGGTTACTGTATAATGAAAACAACTAGAATCAATGGTGAAGATGTGCCTGTCATCGACGCGATTAAAACCGTCACCACCATTAGTAATAAAACGACAGGCGTGAAGTATGCGACCGAAGAAGAGTGGAAAAACCTAGGAATAGACCCCCAAGACATCCGAAGAGATGTCAAGGTAACCATTCCAAAGCTTGATTTGTTCGCAAAAACAAAGTATTAGTAAAAGTTCAGGTGAAATTCCTGCCCTTTTACATTACACTCAGAGATTATTATGGCTTTATTAGAAGAACAATTTACAGAAACATTAAACGCAGGAGCCCCTGACATTACCTACGAAGGGAGTGAAGGAAGAGAACAACAGATTGCTCAGGCTTTGTGGGATAGACTTCCTCCACAAGCGCGTATGCAATTTGGTAGTTTTCAACAATTCTTTAGCAGTGGTGCCTGGAAAAAGGTTCTTCAAATGTTACAGCAACAGATGCAGGGCCAAGAAGGACCTCAAGAACAAATTCAAGAAACACAAACCGAAACCATGGGAGCGGCACCTCAAGCAGGACTAGGAGCTTTGATGCCTCAACCCCAACCAATGGGAATGGCTTATGGTGGAACACCCGGAGCCGATGGCCGTAGACAATATGGCATTGGATCATGGTTTCAGAAAAAGATTATGGATCCCATTAAAAAGAATCCATTAATTTCAGCAGCTGTCCTAGGAGCAGGAGCAAATTTTTTACCTGGTCCAACCAACAAATGGATTCCAAATCTATGGAACAAACTTAAAACTGCAGGAACCGTTGGTAATATAAAAGAAGGACTAGGAAGTGTTTTAAAATCTCCGGAATGGATGATCCCCGCAGCAAGTTTAGTTGCCGGCGCGTTTGCTAAACCAGAACAACAACTTGAAGGAGGAGCCATGAGCCGTGGAGCAGGGATCAATCTTCAGGACATCGCAAAACTGGCTAACATTACAGACGAACAACAAGGACAGGCAATCGGATTAAACTTTTTACCGGAAGCATCCGCTAGAAAATATTCACCCGAAGAAATGGCACTGACATATTCGCAAGCGGGTCAGGCTCACGGCGGAAGGATTGGGTATCGATATGGTAAAACTTATAAAGATAAAACAGACAGAGAAAAATTTGGAACCGCTTTAAGAGAGGATGATATAGCAGGTTTAGAACCCTATTTTGATCTTCCAGATCAAGAACTTTTGGCTTTGTTAGAAGGCCTACGTCCTTCTAGAAAACAAGGGAGATCTAGAAAACAAGAAGGAGGGCTCATGAACCTTGGCGGCATGGAAAAAGATTATAGAAACGATGGAGGCTTTGTCCCCATCGGAGGAGAAGAAAAAGCTGATGATGTTCCGGCAAGATTAAGTAGAAATGAATTTGTATTTACCGCAGATGCGGTTAGGAATGCTGGCGGAGGAGACATGGACCGCGGAGCAGAAGTCATGGAAAATGTTATGAAGAATTTAGAAGGCGGAGGAAGAATCTCCGATGAATCACAAGGCAAAGGAGCTGGAGAGATGTTTGAAGTTTCAGAACGATTGAGTGAGGTAGTATAATGGCTATACAAGAAACACGAACATTACCGGCACAGTTTATCACCGACATTGGTAAAGACTATGCAACCCAGCTTAAAGGATTAACATCCATTCCTTTAGACACGGGAAAATTTGCACCTCAGGTTGCACCTCAGGATCCTATGCAAGCTCAAGCCTACACGTTAGGCCAAGCAGGTGTCGGAGCTTATGAACCGTATCTTACGCAGGCCGCGGCGTATAGTGGACCCACAGGTTACCAACAATTTACTTCTCCGTATCAACAAGACATTATAGATACGACGATGGCTGACTTTGATGTTCAGGCACAAAAAGGTATCGCCGGCATCGGGCAGCTCGCAGCTCAATCCGGAAATTTAGGAGGCGGTCGTGAAG